AGATGTTACCAATTCTTCCCAAGTTTCCCTACGATTCTTTTCAGGAATAAAACGAGCATATTTCATGTACACAGTAATTTCAGACAAGATGCGATTGCTAATGTCCATTTATTTCTCCATTGATTTTTTTATTGAAAAGTTTGTTTTGCTACTATAAAACAAAACCATACACAGATAAGTATATGGTTTTGAATAAAAAAATTGGGTTTTTGTAAATTATTTTGTAACCCAGTTTTCCCCATCCCACCATTCAAATCCAGGCAATTCTGATTTGTAGTGGAATTGTTCATACCATTCGGAAATGTATAAATACGGATAATTATGTCCTACTAACTTGTCTAAAAAGTAGTAATGAACATTTGGTGTTATTCCAGATCTATCAAGTCTGCCACCCAATAAAACCGGAATATATGGTATATCATCATACCAATTTAATATAGAAAATACAACATCGTTAAAATAATAAATTTCATGTTTAATAGATAATGCCTTTTCTACTTCAACATTTACAATAGATGGGTAAAGATCCTTTACATTTTCTAAAATCTGTTTGTAATTACCTGAATTTGAAATGTTAATTTTCTTCAACTTTCTTCTTCTGTTTCCAGAAATTGGAGAAATTTTTAATCTTGCCGATCTAGATTGATACCATTTGTTGTTACCCATGGGTTGCCAACCTGATTCAAACATTGTCTCATAACTTTCCTTTTCACTAACACAAAACACTTCACATAAAGGCGATCCAGTTTCTAAATCATACTTGCCGTTTACATGACTAATCCGTGTTTTCATTCTTAAACCTCGTTTGTTGATAATATCATTCATCGTAACAAACGAAACATGATACGAAACGAAGTCAGGTATAAGTATTAGAATCCTTCTAATTCTTTGAATTTCTGTGAAAGGGCTTTCTTAACATTTACCTCACCTTTCATGGAAGTAGTAACACTTTGTCCCATATCAGATGATGGTTCATATATCTCAATGTGACCAGTCATTGTATTTATTTTACTTGGGAATGTCATACCATCTGGACCAAAACGATTTTTGATAATATGCCATCTACCTGTTCCACCAACCTTATCATTTAGTTTTCTTGATAGTGACATGATGAAATCTGCAATCATAATTTTATTGTATGATTCTGAAACTTTACCACCCTCGATAACATCATCTTCAAGAGCAGAACGATTTGCCTGTGATGCAGTCCAAATAGGTATTTCATAAGTTCCACCGATACCACGAAGGTCCTCATAAATATCATTCAACTCTAATCGTTTATCACCGGCTTTTGACGGTCTAAGCAAATCTGCATAATCAACAATAACCAAATCTGGTTTTTTACCTTGACTAATACATTTTTCTATATGTGATGACACGGTTGTTATACTTGCAGTTTTAGTTGGGTAATACTTTACAATCAGGTCACCCTTGATAGTTTCCATTGTATCACGAATTTTTTCCTGTGCATGTTCTTCACCAAGATTTTGAAAAGCAATCTTTGTAAAGAATGCATCAAATCGGCGAGCAACATAAAACTGATTTAATTCAAGTGTGTAATAAATAACTCTCTTACCCGCTCTAACTGCATTCGCCGCAAGACTAACCAATCCCCAAGACTTACCACCGCCGGCAGGTGCAATGATAACACCGAGTTCACCTTCAGCAAGTCCACCATTTGTAATATCATCAACAACATTCCAACCAGTAGATACACAAGTTCTTGCACCTTCTTCATAACGAGCTGCAATATCAACGATATAATCGTGACCAATATCTTTGTCAGTTCCAGCTTTAAGTGCATTATCAACTTTCTTTTTTATCAAATCATACTTACCACTCTTAAGCAAATCAACCGATTCGATAATTGCAACTTTCATCTTTTGGTTTTTACAAAATTCTAATGTAGTTAATTTTACATATTCACCATCGGTACTGTCTTTATATTTTGCACTTTCTTTCAAAGCATCTGCAATAGTGCTTTTCAAAACTTTATCTTCAACTTGTATCAATTCTGATTTGAATACTTCAGCAGTTGGTGCAGTTCTATACTTCTCATAATAAGACATTATCCTAGCAACAATCCAATTATTTGCCTGAGACTCAAAGTAGGTTGGTTCAATTATATCTGAAACTTGTTGTAAGAATGACCTATCGTTTAATAGTGATGTTATGACTTTTGTTTGAAATGTATGTCCGTATTGGGATAAATTATCCTGCATACTTGTTCCTAATCGAATTTAATGTTGTAAAATTTTTCTTCAACCACTCGTCCCAATTCAATAAAACATTTTGTAGTTTATCTTCTACAAACAATTTATCCAACTCAATCTTATTTGTTCCACCAATCTCACCATCAACTATATTGCGAATTGTAGATTTAGTTGATGCCGGAATATCAACATCTTCGAGTTGCATTATACGATGATTGGTTTCCAATACTTTGAGATTTTGTTTTAGTTCTTGAATTGCTTTCGATTTATTATCATACAATTTACAAAATTCTATGAACATTTCCAAATTTATTTTTCTTTTTTCTGATAATATGGGGAAATGTTTGAGAATGGATTTGTCACCTATACCTTTTATGCCAACAACATTATCACTCTTATCACCAAGAATTGATTTGTATATGATGTAATTCTCACACCATATACCAGTTTCTTCCAAAAGGTTTTCGGGAGTATACATTTTCTTTTTAGTTGGCAAGTAAACGCCAACCCTATCCGAGACTAATTGTAAAAAGTCTCTATCATTTGATAGAATAACACATTTTTCTTTGAAATAAGAAGAAAGGTAGGCAATCACATCATCTGCTTCGATTTTATCAATGGAGAGTATTGTTAGTGGCAGATTTTGTAGGTATGAAAAAACACGAAACAGTTGATATTTGATAGATGATTGCTCATCATCAATATCCTCAAATCCTACTACACGGTTTAACCGTGACTTGATTGCCCTACCTTCTTTATAGTTTGAATAGATTTCTTTTCTTCTTTGTGAACCACCTTTACCATCAAAGACCACAACAACCCGCGTGGGATTAACCATACGGATTGTTGCTCCAAGAGACTTTAAGAATCCAGATAGACCACCAACATGAATACCATCTTCGTTTAATGTTGGGATAGCAGAAAAGGTGCGTATAAATAAATTCATCCCATCAACAATCAAAACCTTACTATCACGATGTAGGTTTCCTTGTTCAGCTCTTTCTGTTTCTATTTCTTGTAAAAGTCTTTGATATTTTCTGTTCATACTTCATCTTGTAATAATGGTTCATTTGAAAGTGTTACATCGTCAATTCTGGCTTCATCCAATTTCTTGTATTTCATAATTACCTTATCAGCAATTTCATCATATACTATATCGTATAATTCAGGATTACTCATAATCTTTTCAACAAATTCTTTGGATTGAAATTTGATAACTTCTCCAGAACGTTTGTCTGTCCATGAATACCAAGCACCAGATTGAGATACAAGGTTGTGTTCTTTCATAACAGTAAGCCAACTACTGTAATCATCAATTCCACTATCAAAGTAAACTTCATATTCACATTCACGAAGCGGTGGACCACAACGATTTTTAACTAACTTTGCCTTAACTCTCGAACCAACTATTTCATCACGACCTTCTCTCTTTGCCTTAATGGCACCGATTGAAGACAGACGAAGACGAACAGATGCATGGAAAGGAATACCTTTACCACCCGGTGTTGTCCAAGGATCAGAGAATGCTGGTGCATTGAGTTTCTGACGAAGTTGGTTTGTAATAATCAAACAAATACGCTCTCTACCGATAAGATTTGTAATCTTTCTCATTGCCTTTGAAATGATAAGTGCCTTTGCCGTAGCATAACCATCTTTATCAAAATCTGCAGCCATTTCTGTTTTAGTAGATGCACCGGCGATTGAATCAACTACAATAGTTACCAATCTATCTTTATCGGATGAACGAACTTTATCAATGATAACATCAACTGTTTCAAAAATATCTTCTACGGTTTCCAATGGAATGTATAACATATCCTTTAAGTTCAGACCGATTGCACTCAGATACTCGGTAGCAATAGCATTCTCGGTATCAATGTAAACAGCAAGACCACCTTTCTTTTGTGTGTTGAGGAGGGCATGGGCTGCCAATAGAGATTTACCAGATTGTTCGAGACCTGTTATTTCAGATACACGACCAACAGGAAAACCACCATACTTACGATTGGAAATGGCCAAGTCCAACATGGTTGAGCCAGTTCCTACCCATTCTTTTACTATCGTAGGTGCATCACTATCACCTTCAAGAAAGTAAGCGGTCTTAATGTTTTGAGCTTTGAATTGTTTGTTTATAGTTTCGGCAATGACTCCACCGAGTTCATCGGATAAATCACTTTTTGATTTTGCCATAACACACCCTTATTAAAATAGGTCATCAAATGTAACACCAATATCATCAGCAGATGATGTGGGTTTCTCACTCTTTTCTTGTTTGTAATTCAAATCAGCTGCAGGTTCTTCTTGTGATGAAGTTCCCATCCAAGTTTGTAATTGAATTTTCAAATCATCATATGATGGTTCAGGAAACAATTCAGTAATCTGTGGTTGTGTCTTAATTTTTTCAAGAACATCCTGAGATTCTGTAATGGGGGTTTCTTTTGGTTTAACACGAATAGTTGTTTCAGCATAAGTTTTACCAGCTTCTTCTGGTGACTTAACGGTAACAACAATATCACGACCAGATTTAGGATCAGACAAATCACCATAATCTGGATCAACAAAGAAAGCAAGTAGTTCTTCATAGACTTGTTTACCAAATCCCCAAAACTTAACACCTTCATTTTCTTGACCACGAATGATAACAGGTGCATACACTCTCATTTTTGGTTCGAGTTTTCTACCCATTACCCAATCTTCTTTATCGCCAGTTTGTTTCAACTTCTCAGCAAATTCAACGATTGGATCAGGACGACCAAATGATACAGGTGAAAGAATAGAACGCTTACCGATATTGTAATGAAAATACAATTCGATGAAAGGGTTTTCTCTATTGTGAATATAAGGGGCAATACGAATTTGGGTTTCGCCCGGATCGGGTTTCCAAATGTTTGATGTGCGATTGTTTGTGTTTTTCAAAGAGTTCAAACGGCTCTTGATTGCATCGAGGTTAATACTCATGATGTTTCTCCAAATGTGTAATGAATAATGATTAACTGTTACTAAAAGAATGTTAGTTCTAATAGGACAATACTAATATAATGATTTAATGTTTAATAAGCAAGCAATTTTTTCTATAAATAAATATGGGAAACCAAAAGATTTCCCATTTTATGATTTTTAGTTGGCGATGTATTATCACTTCTTGTTGTATTTCATAAGTTCTTTGAGTCTACGCACAACTGACTCTGGTAATTTTTCAACATTGAATGTATTATCTACCCATTCAGGAGCATCATCAGTCTGTGGCATCACATCACGTTTTGGAGCACCTGAAACTGGAGGACTTGTCTTTTTAAGAGTTTCAACGTTACCCCAAATATAATCTGCAATGGCCTCCGGTGTATCTCCTTTTTCATATTTCTTGAATACTTCAATAACAGGTTCGGCTATATTATCAATTACATATTTTTTCAACTCACTCTCGCCAACTTGAAAAAGATTCACACCACCACCAGCTGCAGTTGGAACTGTTCCAGTTTGTGCTGCAATACCAATTTGAGTTGCTTTGAGCGCTTCAAGTGGTTTTTTAATATCTGTCAAATCTATCGCCTTCATCTTAGCATCTGGATTTAAACAAAATACTTGTGACCATCTGTGATGTCCGTCAATAACAAATTTACCACCACCACCGGTTACAATTGATCTTCCTGCAGGTGCAACTATACCACCCTTTAGACAAGCTTCTGCACTTGCAGCGTCTTTCAATGGATAACTCAAAGATTTGTCCATAACAACCTCATTTTGGGTAGGTTGTAAGTCTGTACAAACAGGAGTAATTGCCGTTGTTTTTACAGGCATATCACCAGAAAGTGATTTAATAGCATCAAGAAATTTAGGATCCTTTATATTATCACCCAATTCTTTTACAAAAGATACATAATCCTTTTTTAGAATTGCCTTCAATTCTTCTTGTGCCTCATCTTCATTAAGTTTTGTCTTAACTTCATTTACTAATTTTTTCAATGAATTTTTCATAATCACTCCCATCATATAGTATTTACAAATTCTTCTTGTATTTTAAGTTCTTCATCTGTTGCCTTTCCGGTTGCACCCCAATCAGGAAGAACTGACATTATGTGAAATGCCTTAGCACTTCTGACATCCTTCATCCATTTACCAGATGTTGGGTTATCTTTGTTTTTCAATATATTCACATGATTTAGTCCTGGAAATACATATAAAGGCATACCACTTTCTTTTGCAAGTATAACCGAATGTTTTAATGGAACTATATTATCACTACCACCATGAATAATTGCACCATTGCCACTAATTTCTGATCCAGTTAATGATACAGTAGGCCATTGTCTATTCCATGCAGGTGCTACAAGATAAACTGTATCTGGCTTTTTTGCACCCATTGATAATGCCTGCAGAAGTATTGCTCCACCCCTTGAATATGCAATCAAAGTTTTTGGAGATTCTTCATTCAAATATAATATTGCCTTTTCAATATCTTCAGTTGTTATTTTTGTTGAATCAGAAAATGCAGGACAACCTGTATCTTGGTCTGGATTCGTCCATTCTATATTACAAGCATCCACCCTCATATCTTGGGGTTTCATACCAAAACCATGAAATGCCCCCTTATCTATACCAATTTCTTTTAATAAATCTTTTATTCGTATCATTTTACTATCTATTATTAAACAAATGAGTTCTAACTATCTCTTTTATTTTTTTACGAAGTTTATTTTTTAATCTTTCACTAACCTTTTTTTCCACCGGTTCTTCATCTGGAACGGATTCTGGTTCTTCTACGGTTAAAAGTGATTCAACATCAGAATCTATTTTTTCTGAAATTTTTTCTGAAACATGGTTTATTTCAGATGAAATAGTATCTAGTAATTCAAAATCAGCATCAGTCAATCTTCTTTTTATGTAAAGAGATATTTTCTCAATAAGTTTTTGAATATCTTTTTCATGTAATTCTTTTTCATTTTCGGCATAAGGCATATCCTTTATCTTTTGTAAAGCCGAAAATAAAGAAGTCAATTGTGGATTACCAAAAAATCTAGATGATAATGATTCCAATTTATCTTTATTTTCACCGTAAACGTCAGATGCTACAAGTTTTTTAAACCAAGATTTTACTATTTCCGGATTTTCTTGTGGAAAAATCATACGAATATAACTTTTTATCTTTGCAATAGATCTAGATGCGTCTATCAATACGATATAGCTAAATGGGCTAACTGCAGAAGAAGTTATCGATTCATTTATTTTTTTCTTTTTCATTGTTGTGTCTCAAGGCATTAGTGTTATCTTTAAACCGTTTTGGATAAGATATAAACTAATACTACTCTTTTTGTTAAAAAAATGCAATTTTCCAGATATTGGTTTTTTATATTGATAGCCCATTGATTTCAATGCGTTGATTATTTCATTTTCTTTATATGTGCTAGCATCAATAATATTATCAGGTAATATGGTTATGTTATTTAACTTGGTTTTTAATTCTTCAAATATGGAATCAAATCCAGTTCCTTCCGATACGTCCATTGTCTCCAATATATTTTTAACAATCATATTGGATATTTTTTCTACTAAAATTTGTGTAGTATTTTTTCTCATATAGTATTATCCATTAGTATATGTAATAAATATCAAAAAGTGTGAACTTTAACAAGAAAAATTTTAACTACACGGAAACCTTCTTTGTTTTTAAGCAGAGCACAATTTCTATATCTTTCCCATTCGATAGGATATTTTTTATCCAAAATACCATTATTCAAATTCATTATTAGTTCGTTTAATGCATTTATAGTGTATATGGTATTTGTTTCCCTTTTTTGATGAACCATTATAGAATTTGGTAAAAATTTCTTATATGTGTCCATTACTATGTTATATGAAAGTATCGCATCCTCACGTGTTTCAAACGATTTGAAATGAAATATCTTATTATTTAATATTGAAAAATTTTGTCTTATATCATTGATTGTATCTTCAACTTGATACTTGCGAGTAAATGTGCATACCAACTGTGTTTTCAATAATTTTCTCTCTTTTTTTTATGAATGTCTACTTCATATAAATATGGTTTTAATTCTGAATAATACTACCAAATGTGTCACCCGAATAAATTTTTACTGACATATTATCCGTTTCAAATGCACGATGTAGTACATCCACCATTTCCGTTTCATCTGGATGAATATCAAAAATAAATGCATCATATAGATACATCATAAATACCGATTCTTTATCTTTCAAATGAGGGAGAATAGTTTTTATCTTACGGACATTATATTCAGTCTCTAATGATTGTAGAAAATAATTAAATAATTTATTCGGTGTTATATCTTGAATATCACGAAATCTCTTTTCATAAAACCATGATTTCACTTCAGGTCCATTTTCATATTGTTCATACAAGGTATCAATCATTGCTTGAACTGTTTGAAAAAACGGATGTCCCATAAATTCAGAAGTTATTGTTCCATAAATGTTTTGAAACACCTTTCCTTTGAATTGGTCATAATCCATATCGATTCCTAATTCATTCCGTATTTGTTCGTATGGGTGATAGTCAAATCGATAATCTAATATCTTTGCCAATAACTTTATGTGAAACGCATCGTAATCAAATTGAACAATTTTACCACCTTTAAATCTTGAACGAATTTTATCACGAGTTCCATCTTTCTTATTCATGGCAGAAAAGTTAAATCCACCCCAAGCGTTGCTCGGTCTGCCTGTTGCCGTATACCACATATAGTTTTGTTTTTTTATTTCATCACCAACAAGGATATGATTTTTTTCTATCTCATGGAACACTTCTATGAAATCATTACAATAGTTTACACATTTTTCTTTTTTGAACATGAATGGTTTTAATTTCAATACATATTTTGCAATACCTCTTGCCCATTCTAATTGATTTGCCAATGGAATAACATGACCTAAATCTTCTATCTTGTAAAACTTATTAGAAAGATATTCCATACCTTTTGGATAAAATTCTTGTGGACTAATGTGAGGATGTGCATAATAGTGTAGATATGAATTTACATCAAAACCATTATTAAAATTATTATTCACTAATACCTTTTTGTTAAACACAAGTGAGTTCGGATGTAGTTGTATTTCTTGCAGTTTTATATCGGTATCAATTTCATCTGGATGTGTAAAATTGATATATCGTTCTTCATCATCACCGAATGCTAGATAAAGACCTACAATAGAAACTTCTGATTGATGTTTGTTGGCATTACTTGTGATTGGAACACAAATACATGGTTTATTTGATAATTCAAATGTGTTAAGTGAATCCTGCATATTTTGAAAATTCTCTATAATCTGTAAGTATTTTTGCTAATATAGGGAATTTTTCTGAATTTCGCAAAACAATTCTTCTATTTGTATCAACTACTCCCGGAGAAAGTAATATGCCATTATCGTCAAATGTATCAAATTCATCGCCATCTATTTTCCAATCAATCACTAACATACCATATAGAAATTGGTTTATACCCTTTCCCCCACCTTTTTGATATTCCTTCGATTGTTTTTCATCTATTTCAAAAAATACTCTATTAGGTTCATTTCTTTTGTAAATAAAATATCTTTTCATTACACCGTTTGATATTTCATCACCAGTTGGCATTCTACGAACAACAACGGGTGGTGTGTAATCATAGTATTTATTCAAACCACCACCACTCTGTCTTTCTACTTTTTTACTAGGAAGAACAACATATTGCTTAATATCAAGATACCTAAAATAATCCTTATCTTTGTCTTTATATGCAACAAGTTGTCTTGATTTAACAGGATCCCAAATTTTACCAGTATAAACTTCTCCGGTTGAATACTTGTGATAGAATCCAATATATTCTTCCCAGTTATCCAAATAAACCCATTCTTTACCACGAGTGTATAGGTTTTTTGTAATCTGTGTATCTGGATAATATATTTTTTTACGAAATATCATTTACAATTTATCTCCACCTGCATTTAATCTTGAAACTGTATGTAGTGTTGTTTCCCATGCACCAGGACTTATTTTATGATCAACTTTTGTAACAGTAAAAACCATACCAGCATTTCTATACCTCAAAGGAATAAGATTGGTTGTAATAACATTTCCAAAAGTAAAACCACTAACACCATCGATAGTTATGTTCAAGTCCACTGGATATATTACTTTGTTAAGCCAATGGGCGCCAGAACCTTCTGGTGTAACTTTTTTTAATTTTGTTAATAAAGCACGATAAGTTTCACACCAATTATTATTAAAACCAGCGGTTCCAAAAGATAACAAATGATTATCAATTTCCTTTTGAGTATCACCTGGTTCAGTTCTAGCACCTTTTGCCTTCGATGATACAGTAGCTTCAAGATTTGAAGAATTAGCTCCTCTTGCCTTAGTAAATGCAGCAGCCGCAAGTGGTCCAGGTGGCTTAGATGAAACGGAAATATTTTTTATTATTGGTTTGAAAATACTCGCCTCAAATTCAAACGGTGGAACTGCCTTTGTACTAGTATGTTCCGGAGATAAATTAGTATCTTCTATAGATAGAATGGCTCTGTTTTTCCTAGACGAAAGACTATTAAAATTAGTTCCTCCGCTTAGAGCTGGTCTAAGCTGGTCTGGATTATCACATAAAACTGGAGAAAATTGATATACGTCTCCAGATGCAACATTTATTCTTTTGAGCATCGTTTCAAAAAAATTTGTTATATTTTTGTATGGTATATTTGCAGCATTTTCTTCTATAAAACCTCTATATGTTTCCTTTATGTAATTTACACCGAGTAATATACCAGATATAGAAATTTGATCAGCATTGTTTGATCCAGGTGGTCCTGCCGGGACAGGTGGTTTTCCAGGAGGACTATACATAGCTGGGTTAAAAATTCCAGAAAGTGGACCTGGAGCTACTGTATATGGTGGGGTAACTCCACCATATGATCCCATAGTATTTGATGGAAATATAACATCCTGTGGATATGACGACTTAACGTTTGGTAAATATTGCGTAGTATTACCATCTGATAATAATTCAAATAATTCACCTAAAGCCGTATTATCACCACCCTTTTCATATCTATCTATTAAATCATTACCAAACCAAACCAATCTACCAACGGAAGTATACCAGTATGTTTGAAACGATGTTCCACCTGAATCATCAGCGGTTGGCCATACAATTGCAACATAATCAATTAAACCATTTTTAGTTGCTGTTGATGGGACATATCTACCATCACCGGCAGTAGTCAATACAACACTTCCACTCAAACTAGCAAGATCACTATCTATTATAGATGCCAAATTATTTCCCTGTATAGCAACGCCTGCAGGATCAACCACACCAGGGGGTGGATCTTTCACACTTTGATCACCAGACAGACCAATTGATAAAGATGCAGCAGAAACAATCGAAACCTCCGTTGTCATTGAAAAATCTGCATTGAATGACCAATTAAAATTGTTTATTATTCCAGTAAACGCCATTCTACATCTTGGACCACCAACTGACCAACCCCATGCCATTTGAACCTCGTGACCCGGAATTAAAAATGCCTGTTCTACTCCTGCCATTGTAAATCCATTTGTGTCAAGTCTAGGCCAGTATAAAAATGTAAATTTACCACGTAATAATGATCCAATCGTACCATCATTTGTAACGTCCATTGATTGTAATAATGGATAACGAGGTGCATTTCTAACCGAATTGTATAATGTCAAATCGCCACTTCTATCGGTCATTGCTCTTGGACCAGGAAAACCTAAATTTATTTTTCCAGTATCACCACGCACATGACCATATGCAGTTTTACCGTAAGACCAATCTAATGTTGCTGTTCCAACTCCACGTGTTCCAGGTACACCGGATCTAACTCGTGCTCCATAATGAGCTGCTCTTCTTTGTAATTCACCTCTTGTTCCAGAATCAACTGAATTGTAAAACGGATTGTAATAGTTACCACCAAAATTTGGCATAATTACCTCTCATTATTATTATAGTCATCCAAAAAGCTATAAATTCCAGAATTTTCAGTATAAAATGGTATCTTCAATATTATTCCTGGTGGAACATCTAAAGATCCTTTGCCCAAATTATTAGCCTTAGCAATAACAAACCAAAGAGTTTCATCTCCATAATATTCTCTTGCCAATATATCAAGTCTATCACCTTCTTGTGAAAGTATTTGATTGTTTTCTATATTAGAAAAATCCGGATAAAAAATGGTTGATACCCTTCTAACCATTTTCACATTACCATCGGTTTCTATTTTTTTAGATCCCGTAACAATAAATGTATTATCATATCTACTTGCCATATATTTCCTTTTTCATATAAATATTTTTAATTAAATAAATTTAATAGCTTATGCTTCTATGTCTATTACATTTATAGTATTAGCATCAGAATTTACATCTGGTCTGTCTTTTGGATTAACCTTTGGAACTTTATTTTCGGTACCAGGTGCAACAGTATAGTGTTCATTATTGTCTGTACCTGTAACTGGTTTATCGTCATACATTCTTATGTAATTTACCTTGTCATCACTATCCGGCATCAAACCTGTTTCAGGTGTTGTTCCGGTATCATCATACAATTGATACATAATACCATTGTATTCTGGACGATAAACACCAACGGGTGTATAACCGACTGATACAGCAATGTGTTTTGGTAATTGTAATGCACCAGGTGTTGAATAGTTATCTGGATATCCATCTTCAAATGCGTCCTTTATATTTGCCCTATCATGATCCAAATGAGCAGTTTCCCATGTTGTTTGTGTATTATCAAACGTATATGACAAAGAATTTATGAATCCAGGAAGTTTTCTATACAAGTGTCCTATATTCAATCTGATAAGAGGACCTTTTATCAATCCGGCTTTTGTATATTCAGGTGCAGTCCATGATGCAAGATAATTTAATTTTCTCCAACTTGCCTTCATTTCATCGCGCGATCCAATGTGAACCACAAAATCGAATGATATACTTCTTTCATATCCATCATAAACATACAATGGATCACCTCTACCCATATATTTGATTGGATTCCATTTCGGATTATGAGAGTCACTTATATTTCCAAATGTTGCACGGAAAGGTATAATTTCAACTTTATCACCGTCTTTTGCTTTTAAGTTTACTCCAGTAAAATAAAATTCTATCAAATCATTTGTACCACGAATAGAAGTATTATTGTAAGCACCCTTTTCATAAACTAAATCAGTTGTCAAGTCTGCAGTTGTTCTCTTGTAATCTAATATATTTATTCTATCGCCTCTAAACTCTCTTCCTGTTTTTAAAACTGGATGTGAAGCATTTGTAGTTGCATCTTTATTGTAAACAACATTTGATTTACCAACTAGTTTTTTATCGGCAGCAGGTGCACCATGTTCACCCATCCCAAAATAAGTTTCCATATTTCTTTTTTTATAGTAACCACCCATGACATCTGGATCAGAAACAAAATTTTTCACAACAAATCCATCAGTTTCCCTATCGTAAACATCAAACCTAAAATCATTAAATCTTCGTGAAAAACTTTCAGTGAATCTTCCTTGTCTTGCACTAAATTCATCCCTACGCCTTAAATTACTATATGTTGCGGTTAAATATTTTTTTATAGCATCACCATCATCGTTTGTTAGAGAGTAAGCTTCAATTCCATCGAGATTCAATCCTTCCGCATTAAATGCAGTAATTCTGTTTAAATTTGCACTCAAACTTTTTCTTGTTGGTTTATATGGATTCATACCAACAATTCTACCAACAGTTTCGTTTGGTAATGAAGAACTAACAATTCCGATTGGAGATGAATTTGGATCACTTGGTCCATCAACAAACAATGCAGATAATCCTCTTATGTCTCCAAATATTTTTCTTCCGTTCTCATTGTAATTCCTCATTATTACATCAGTATATGTATTTGGAATTTCTCCAGTTGAATCATATATGTTGTAAAATTGAGTACGTCTTGCAGTATCGGGATATGCAGGATTTGTTGAACCGGCATTGAATAAAGAAGAACCTAAAAAGGACAATGCACCACCTGCACTAAAATTATTGGATCCAGGTAATGGTGTAGCAAAAGTTGAATCTGCAAAACCAGATGGCAAATTTCCATCGGTAGTGTAGTATGTCAAATATGGATGTCTTGCTCTTCTTATTTTTGTACCACCGATACCAAGTGGAGCATTTGGTCCACCAAACCAAGTTGATATTCTATGTATTTTTGAATGTCCAAGAAATTCTGATGATTGAACATTGTTTGGTTCTAATGTTCTGAATGAATTGGGTAACAATTCTTTCATCAAACCTATAAGTCTGCTATACTTTGTTTGTTGTCCATCACTTGTTGGTGTTTCTAATTGTTTGAAATAGTTTACCACCGTATCATTTGGTGGACTTGCCAATTCTCTATTTATAGTTGATGTTTCATATTTGTTTAATGATCTACTATCAATTGCACCCAATAAACTATGTCTTGGAACTCTCAATCCAATTGCACTTCCAGCAACATTAACTATTGTTGCCAATGGATTAAAAATTTGTGTAGGTGACATTCCAAAAGTTGTTATGAAATCAACAATAGCACCAAGAGCACCACCTTGTGGATCAGTATCAACATTTGGATTCATCAACTGTAAACCAACTTGTTTTACATTCCACAACAAACCTTTCGTGCTTATTAACCATTTTCCAATTCGTTGTGCATCATAAACTGCCCTTTCAGCCATAGTTGTTGCACCACCTCGTATAAGACCTTCATCAAATGTAGTTCCGAATCCCCATTTTTGACCTATATCTCTTACAACAAATGGTTGGTCACCAACAAACCCACTTTCATATGCATCTTGTTGCAGATTATATTTTGAATATTGTTGATCCAAAGGAGATGGTGAGTTTTTAGTAATTGCCCATTTTGCCAAGTAACCTTTACTTTCAGTTACATCCTTCATTGTTTTGGCATAAGGTTTACCGTAATAACTCGACTCAGCTTTTATTTTAGATTCAGGAACTTGATTCGTTAATGATGCAAAAACTGTTGAATTTCCAGATGTCCATAATTTCTTACCCAAACCTTTTGGGGCATAATCTTCTCTGTCTTTTAAATTCAATCCACCGGAATTTCTAAAAGTTTCTACAAAATTTCTTTGAATTAAATCATAATCATATTTTAATTCCAAATCTATTATTGGATATAATGTACCATCATATGTTGTCATTTTTGGCATAAATCCAGTTTTAATTTCTGGTTTAAATCCAAAAAAGTTGGTTAATGGAATGCCATTTATTTTAGATTGATTTGGTCCGTTCTCTGTTGAATAAAAAGAAAATTCTGACTTTAGATAATATTGGGTTTTATCTATAAAGAATTTTCTAAATCCAGGTCTAGTTCTAGATGTTGTCAAACCACCTAAATTATTTATAGTTATCGGATTCATTGGATTGTTTGGTCTTACCAATGCACCAAAATATCCAACTTCCGGAGCATCTTGACGAATGCCATCCCAATCAAATACACTTGTATCTTTTTTGTAAAACGTTTCTAACAATTTACTAAACGTTGAGAAACCGTTTGCATTTGTATTCTGAAAATAATTAACAGATGGTGCATTATTTTTAAAACCATCCCAATCAAATTGTGATGATTCTGGAATGTATTTAGTTGCATACAAAGCTGCAAAAGTATGAAAACCATCGGTTGTATTTTTATTAGTTAAGTCAAAATAATTTATTGCAGGAGCAGCAGTTCTAACGCCATCCCAATCGAAACCCGATGACTCAGGTACATATTTTGTATTGTATAGTTCAGCAAATGTATGAAAACCATCAGTTGTGTTTTTCTTGGTTAAGTCAAAATAGTCTACAGCAGGAGCCGCAGTTCTCACCCCATCCCAATCAAAATTTGATGATTCTTTTACATACTCTGTTACCAATGGAATTGCGAATTTAGTAAATCCGGGTGCGTTTGTATTTGAAAAATAATCAACAAAATTTTCTAATGATGTTCTCGGTGATCCATCCCAATCAAATCGAGAAGACTCTGGAACATATTCAGTTACCAATGGAATTGCAAATTTTGTAAAACCAGGTGCATTTGTATTTTGGAAATAATCAACAAAATTTTCTAGTGATGTTCTTGGAGATCCATCCCAATCGAAACGGGAAGATTCTTTTACATACTCCGTTACTAACGGTATTGCAAATTTTGTAAAACCAGGTGCATTTGTATTTTGGAAATAATCAACAAAATTTTCTAGTGATGTTCTTGGAGATCCATCCCAATCAAATACAGAAGATTCAGGAACATACTTTGTATCATATAATTGTGCAAATGTATGAAACCCTGCAGTAGTTTTTTTAGTAGTAGTTAAATCAAAATAATCTACAAATGGAGCGGCGGATCTTGCACCATCCCAATCAAATACAGAAGATTCAGGAACATATTTCGTATCGTACAATGCAGCAAATTTATGAAATCCAATAGTAGTATTTTTCTTTGTTAAATCAAAATAATCAACAACAGGAGCATCTACTCTAGCACCGTCCCAATCAAATACAGAAGATTCAGGAACATATTTCGTATCATATAATTGAGCAAACGTATGAAAACCTGCAGTAGTCTTTTTTACAGAACTCAAATCAAAATAGTTTACAAATGGAGCTGCTGATCTAAAACCATTCCAATCAAAAACGGATGCCTCTGGAATATATTTTGTATCATACAATTGAGCGAATGTATGGAATCCAATCGTTGTATGTTGTTTTATTAAGTCAAAATAATTTATTGCAGGTGCATCTTGTTTTGAACCGTCCCAATCAAATTGTGATGATTCTGGAACATACTTCGTATCAAGTAAAACAGCAAATTTATGGAAACCATCTGTTGTGTGTTTCTTTGTCAAATCAAAATAATCAACAACAGGAGCATCTAATCTTAAACCGTCCCAATCGTATTGTGATGAGTCTGGAATATATTTAGTGTCATACAATTGAGCGAATGTGTGGAATCCCTCTGATGTAAACCGAGATATTAAATCGAAGTAATTTATATTTGGAGCGTCTACTCTTGCACCATTCCAATCATATACCGATGATTCTGGAATATATTTTGAGTCTAACAATGATGCAAATTTGTGAAAACCTGCATTAGTATATTGATTTGAAATATCAAAATAATTTACTTCTGGTGCTAATGTCCTTGTACCATTCCAATCAAAAACAGATGCATCAGGTATGTATTTTGTTTCCAAAAATGGAGCAAATGTTTGGAATCCAGCAGTTGTAAATTTAGAAGAAACATCAAAATAATTTACAAATGGTGCTTGTTCTCTTACA